TAGTCCGAGAAGCAGGCATCCGCATCGGCGCGATCTTCAGCGCAAAGCTCGCGGCCTTGGTCAACGACGCATCGGGCGCATTGGCCGGACTCGACGAAGCCAGCTTGAGAAAGAAGTTGCACGAACGCACGCAAGCTATCCTTGCCGAGATCCGCAATGAACTTGAGAAGGTATAAATTATGACATACGAAACACGCACAACGAAAATGATAGTCGGAGTTAAAAACCAACAGATATTTGACGACAGCGTCACCGAGATCGAGATCGTTGACGAGGCCGCTGGGGAGTTCTTGGAAGTCAGCCAGGAAGGCGGGAAGCTACGCTTCGACCCAGAAGAATGGCCGCATGTCCGCGACGCCGTCGAGAAAATGTTTAAGCTGTGCCGAAATTATGACTAAACGCGAACTCTGGAAAATTTACTCAAAACGCAATCCGTCATTCGACGGCGAAGGCAACGTGACATTGTCCGCTGCCGGACTTCGCAAATTGTTTGAGACAACATGGGAAATTGCGTTCTATGATGGAGAAGAGGAGCCGAGTTCTAAACAACCGTCTCCGAATATCGATGCGCTCAAACATATTTTCGGAATGAAATGAACCCACTCGCACAAGGCATCCGCGACGGAATCAAACTCGCGTTCGACGGCACGATACTTGATTGGGCAAGCGATCACGTTAACTTTCCCAACTCGGATCGCGCTTCGCGCTTCGATCCTTCTGTTGCGCCGTGGTTAAATGCGCCGCTGTTGGCGGCAAGCGATGACGAGACAACACAGGTATTTCTTCGCGCTCCTACCGGAGGCGGCAAGACAACGATGATGGAAACGCTCGCCTGCTTCATCGTTGCTCAAAAGCCTGGGCCGACTTTGTTCGTCGGTCAGACTGACGACATGGTGAAGGACTGGACAGAGTCGCGCTTGCTTCCGATCTTCAACGAATGCCAACCGGTCAAAGACCTATTCCCAGAAGACCGCCATTCTCTCAGAAAAACGACCATCCTTTTCCCACATATGGTATTGTTCGCAGGCGGCGCGAACATGACGAACCTACAAGAAAAATCCATGCGCTATTGCATCGGTGACGAGGTTTGGCGGTGGAAAGGCGGGATGATAAAAGAGTTGAAGGCCAGACACCACGACCGCTGGAACCGAAAGACGCTCCTCGTCTCGCAAGGATGGGACGCTGGGCACGAGGCAGACGCCGAATGGGACAGCGGAACGCGAGAAGTCTGGGGTTGTAGTTGTTCCCATTGTGGGAACTGGCAGAGATACCTATTCGACCAGATCGAATACACGACCGAACGCGACGACAAGGGCGGGATTCTTTGGGACAAGGTGCAGGACTCGGTGCGAATGAAATGCGAGCACTGCGAAACGCGCTATAAAGACGACGCCAGCACTCGACGCAACCTTGCAAATACTGCAAGCTATCGCGCACTCAACCCTCATCCGGTGCGCGGTCATCGCTCGTTTGAATATCCGGCATACGCCGTATGGTGGATACCTTGGTTTAGCATTGTGAAAGAATGGATCGAAGCGAACGAGGCCAAGTCATCTGGCAACCTAGAGCCGCTGAAACAATTTATTCAGAAGCGCAAGGCGCAGACGTGGCAGGACGAAGTCACAAGCGACTTGCCAGAAATCACGACCGGCGACTATGCGAAGGCCGAGTATCTGGAAGGGCAGAAGATCGACGGAGAACACAGACGCTTTATGTGCGTGGATAAACAGCGCGACCACTTCTGGGCTGTCGTCCGCGCCTTCCGAGTTGATGGGTCTTCGATGCTCTTGCATGAGTCGCGTCCGCTGACGTGGGAAACGCTCGACGCCATCCAACAGCAGTTCGATGTTGTGCCGCGATGCGTTGTGGTGGATGCAGGTTACGATACTCCGCTTGTCTACGAACAATGCGCTAGGCGTGGGTGGACGGCATCGCACGGATCGGGGCAGGACGGATTTTATCACATCGACGGCGCGAGAAGGACGCGCCGTTTCGTTTCAAAGATCGAAGGAGCGCAAGCTGGATCGGACGGACTCAAGTGCGCGTATTTCTTTTTCTCCAATGAAGGCATAAAAGATAAATTGGCTTCGCTTCGCCAGGCTGACGCCGTGCCGAAATGGGAAGTTGCGCGGGACGTTTCGGACGACTACCGCAAGCAAATGCTCTCGGAGATGAAGAAGGACGTGACGAACTCCAAGACCAAACAAGTCGAGCAACGATGGGTTCGCATCGGCGGCAGGCCGAACCACCTTTGGGATTGCGAGTGCATCGCGCTTGCGTCCGCTATGCTCGCAGGGGTTTTGCCGATAGGCGCGGAGAGCTAGGTTTTAAGCTGCTCCGACAAGGGCGAAAAATAATTTTATTTTTTTCTTTTCAAAAATAAAAAAAGCGTAGATATTTAAAACATCGAAAGGCAAGAAGCCCGACGAAGAAAACCTAAAAATAAAAAAACAAAATGAACGCACAAGCCGCCACAAAAATGAACTACAAAGAAGTGACCAAGCACATCCGCAACCGCATCGCCGCTTCTGGGATTAATGCTCGCGTGCTAATGAAAAGATATTGCGGATCTGAAACAATTCATATTGTTACGCCAGGCGAGGGATTTGAACTTAAGTTTACAGAAAGCGAACAGCGCGAAATTCGACTGATTGCCAAGCTCAACGGTCTCACACTTACCTACGGCATGGAGATCGATATCGAACGCATGACCAACCCGAATCAATTTGTTTTCGAGTTTCGTGGGTAACGCACTCCACCAAACCGGCGCGGGTTCAATCCCCGCGCCTTTTCTTTTGACACTTCCGCAAAATTAACAACACCCGCGACGCCTCTCCACGGAAGCGCACCAATGCGGGTTATTTTTTTGACATCGCCATCAAATGAATGGCGATGAACAAATCATTTTTTGGCCTGCCGCTTGCAACTCTGCAAGAATTGCAGGGCGACTTTACGGCTTGCTTGAAGGCAATAGCCGTTGCAGGCGCGTCGTATAGCATCGCAGGGCGCTCGTTCACTCGCGCTAATCTTGCCGAGGTCGCACAGACGATCAAAGAATTACAGGCCGCTATTGACAATGCGAGCGGATCGCGTATAAGAAGGTTCACGCCGACGTTCCCAACACAGCGCCCATAATGCAAGACCTCATCACCAAAGCCCTTTCTCTTGTTGCGCCCAAGGCCGCGCTGGATCGCATGGTCAACCAGGCGAAGTTGCGAAACTTCGGACGCTTTGACTCCGCATTGACAAGCGAAAAGCGCGGGATCAGCCGAGGCGTATCCGGTGGCGAAGACACGGCAGGAACTCGCGAACGTTTCGCGCTCATCCGCGCCGCTCGCGATCTTGCAGACAATTTTCCGCCTGTCCGTTCTCTGCTTTTAAAATTTGCAACCTACGTTTCGGGGCGCATCGCATATCAAGCACGCACAGGAAACCGCGAAGCGGATACCGCCATTGAAAGGTATTGGCAGAAATGGTGCAACGACTGCGATTTTCTAGGCAGGCACAATTTCACAACGCTGTTGCAGCTTGCTGTTACCGCAATGCTTCGTGACGGCGATTGTGGATTTATTATCGTTCGCGACGGCGAAGATTTGAAGCTTCAAAGCGTAGAAGCCGACCGCATCGGATCGCCTTACGACCGCACTGACACGGATAAATACATCGGAGGTATCAACGTAGACGAATATGGAAGACCCATTTCATACACTATTTTCACGCGCACTATCAACAACCAGTATATTTCTCCTGTTGATATTGTTGCAAAAGAGTTTATCCACCTATTCGACGCAGCGAGACTTGACGAATATCGTGGGCGGAGTGCTTTCGCTACTGCGTTAAACGCAACGCGCGATCTGCAAGAAGCGATCAAGGCCGAGGTGCAAGCGATCAAATACGCTTCGTATCAGTCCGGAGTCATCACCACCGAATCAGGCGCAGCCGACGCAGGCGACTACTTCGCACGCGGCAACTCAAACGATCAAGGGCAGGTCGCACGCCTCCAGTCACTAGACCCAGGAACGGTCAACTATCTATCCGCAGGCGAGAAGATGGAGATGTTCAAGAGCGACAGACCGACCGGAGCATTCGGAGAGTTCATCCGCTTGGTGCAGGCTCACATTTGCATGGCAGTCGGCTTGCCCTACGGCTTCGCGTTCGACGCAGACAAGAGCGGGCCAATGGCTCGCATGGAGGCGGCGATGGCCGAGAGAACGTTCCTTCGGTGGCGTGGACTCTTGGAAGGTCAATTTCTAAACCGCATCAAGAATGTTATCTTGTTAGACGCCGCATCTCGCGGACTCATTCCCGATTCCGAATACTTGCTTGATGGCCGCTGGTGCTGGCCTGCCAAGGTTTCGATTGATTACGGACGCGAGGCACGCGCAGATATCGAACTTTGGAAAGCTGGTTTGAAGACAGCCGGCCAGATATACTCCGACATGGGCGAGGACTACGAAGAAGCACTCCGCGCAAGGGCGAAGGAAGCTGCAATGATCGTCGCTCTCGGCACAGAAATGGATATTCCATCCGAATACATTTCAGATTCTATCATTCCCATTCAAGCCGCCGCGCCTATCGCCGCGCCTATCGCACAAGAAGAGCCGCAAACTGAGCCACCACAAGAACAACCAAAACAAACCGATCTCGCAGACGAGAACAAGCCAAGCAAGGGCATGGTAGAAGAGGCACTAAAGGGCTTAAAGTGGAGAGAAGAATACAACCGAGGCGGGACAGCGGTCGGAGTTGCACGCGCTCGTGACATTAGCAACGGCAAAAACTTGTCCGACGATACCGTTAAAAGAATGCACTCGTTTTTTTCACGTCACGAAGTTGATAAAAAGGGACAGGGTTTTCAACAAGGAGAAGACGGATTTCCATCCGCAGGCCGCATTGCATGGGCATTGTGGGGCGGAGACGCTGGGCAGACTTGGGCCGCTGACAAAGTCAAAGGGATGCAGGCATCGCAGCCCGAACAGATGAAAGTCTCGCTCGCCGTTCGCGATACGTTCGGACGCATTACCGGCTTTGAAACAAAGCACGAACTCGTTATGCCGACGCCAGAAAAAGACGAAGAACAAGACGACTTTATTAGTCGTTGCATGATCAGCGGAACGATGACGAGCGAATATCCAGACGAGAGCCAGCGCGTAGCCGTATGCTCTGCACAATGGGAGAAAAAATAAATGATCACACACGGCATAGCACTCGAAGCAAAAAAGGCACTCATCACCGGCGTCCATCAACCCGGAGACGAATATCGGATCGCGCTTTATAGCGCATCGGCAAAGATCGGGCCGACCACGAAAGCCTACACAACCGAAGGCGAGATCAAAGGTACAGGCTATACCGCCGGAGGCATAGCACTCAAAGGACACCGCACAGGCATCATCGGCAAAAATGCCTTTATAACATTTGACGATGTTGTTCTAAAGTCTGCAACCTTCGCCGCAGGCGGCGCGATGATCTACAACGCCAGCAAAGGCAACGCCGCGCTTTGCGTCCTAAACCTCGGAGCCGAGCGGCACGTCTACGACGGCGCATTTGAACTCAAATTTCCCAAGCCAACCGAAACCGCCGCACTCATTCTTTTAGCTTAAATATGAAACCAACCAACCCAATCGTCATCGACGGCGAAACCTACGACATCTACACCATTAACCTTGCTATCACGAGCATCGTAAATGCAGACGCAAGCGAAGATGCGAACGTGGCGATGCGCTTAATTCCTACGCGGATCGCGAATGGCCAAGTCATTCTTGCGAACGACTACGCACGCTCGATGGCACTCGGTAGCGTCGATGGCGTAGACGCTCCGACAGCAACCGCCGTTACTCAAATTTCTGCAAGTATCCAAGAATTTATTTACGCGAAGGGTCTGTAAAAAATGGCACTCATTCTTTCAGCGGCAACGGGAAATTTCAACGCTGGCGCAACTTGGGTCGGGGGCATTGTGCCAGGGGCAGCGGACGAGGCCCGCGCCTCGACGGGTCACACCATTACGATCACGGCAAACGTGACTTGCACCGAGTTGAGCAATGCGGGAACTGGCACATACGTTCTTAACAACGGCGTCACGTTGACGGCAAACGTGACAAACAAATCAGCAACAGCATCTTCTCCTTGTTTAGTTTTTTCGGCGGCATCACCAGCAACTGCAAGCATAGTTGGAAATCCGACTGGTGGGGGAGTATCAGGAGCAACTGCTGTTTTCTTTAACGGAACAGGCACACTTACTGTAACAGGCAATGCCACTGGGGGAACTTCAACAAGTGCGCATGGGGTAAATAATGGTGCAGGAGGATCATTGAATTTTAGCGGCAACGCATTAGGAGGTTCTGGGGGAGCGGCAAGCGGAGTGCAAAACAGCAATGTCGGCAATACAACTATTACTGGGAATGTAACCGCTGGAAGTGGGGGGAACGGTGCTCTAAATCTGTCTACTGGGACTCTGGCAATTACTGGCTCAATCCTCGCCACCGCGATAGTGGGTGTGAATAATTCTAGTACCGGCTCACTCACAATAACCGGCAGCATCACGGCCGCAACCGCAGCAGGCGTGAACAATGCCAGCACGGCGACGCTGACAATATCTGGCGGCACATATACCGCATCGACCGTTGCCAATGCAGTTATATCCACGAACGCAAGCTCTGTTGTTCGCGCAAGCGGATCATTCATCCATGCGTCCAACGGATTTGTTCCGATCAACACGCCAAAATTTATTTTACTTACAACGCCAACGCTTGCAAAAACTAGATATGCGCTCAACGGATCGACGACTTATGTCGATATGTTCACAGCAGACAACTCGCTCGGACAAGCCGCCATCACAGACGTTCGCTTCGGAACGGTCTACGCAAGCGGAGCCTTGACGGGCGTTGCATATATTCCATCGGCGTCAAGCGTGGCGTTCGGCGTGCCTGTAGACAATACAACCGGCACGGCAGTGCTCACCGCCGCCAACGTGCGAGCTGCGATAGGCTTGGCAACAGCCAACCTCGATACTCAACTTGCCGCAATACCAACCGCAATCACAAATGCGGACGCTGTAAGAACTAATCTCGCACTTGAGCTTGGCCGCATTGACGCTACAATTTCGAGCCGGTCAACATTGACCTCCGCGAATGTGAGAACAGAACTCGCGCCAGAACTTACGGAGATCACCGAGGTTCACGCAATCCACGGACTCGACATTGCCAATGCGCTCACCGTCACGCCTACGAGCAGAACATCGGGCGCGATCACGCAAGCGATCACCGGAGACGGAACAACAAACACCGTAGTAACGAGGGTCTAAGCGCATGCTCGCCTCCCTGCTAATCGCCACGCAGGGCTTAATGCCAAGCCCAACGCCGTTATCAATCGGCGTGCAGGGCTTGCTGTTTATTCCAGTTGTCCCGCCTATTGCTCCGACCGATCTGCCAGGGGGCGGAGGAAGAGGACGCGAAGAGCGCAAGGTAACGGTCAAGGTTCGCGGCAACCGTCTTGTCTTCTCGGTCGCGAATGTCGAAGCGTGCGCCGGTTCGCGCATTCAAATTGTAGGTTCGTCTTGCTTCTCGAATGTTGGCGAGGCAGGGCTTTCGATCAGCGCAAAAACAATGGTGCTCGGTAGTCGCAACCATGCGGGAGTGAGTCGCGCAGGTCTTTCTATTTCCAGCACGTTCAACGTCATCGGATGCGAGGAAGAAAACGAACTTGAAGTTTATTTGATGGCGCAGGCGGCGATGGCATTGATGGACGACTAATTGACATTTGCGCCTTCGCATGGATGTCATCGAAGGCGTATCAATAATTTCAATCGGCGAAGCTAAAGGTCACGGACTTTACGTGGACGAGACAACTTTGATGCAAGTCAAAGAATGCGCCGAAAGCTACAAAGGCGGCGTAAAGGTCAATCTCGACCACGGTGCAGGGATCAAAGACATCGTCGGATTCGTGAACAATTTCCGCATCGTCGGCAAGCAACTCTTGGGCGATCTCAACCTGCTTGAAACATCGCCAATGCGCGACTACGTCCTAGAGATTTCAAGCAAGTTGCCGGACACATTCGGAATCAGCATCGCATTCACAGGCCCGATTCGCGAAGTGGAGGGACTCGCCTTCGCAAGTTGCTCCGAACTATACAGCGCAGACCTCGTTCAAACACCAGCCGCAAACGCGACAGGTCTTTTCAGTTTTACGGCAAAGCAAGTTGACAGTTTTTCCAAACAAATGGAAGACGCAACAATCGAAATCGAACCAAAGGAGGACGAGGTCAGCATCGCCGACATCGTTTCTCGTCTCGCAGCCCTCGAAACAGCCTTCGGCGACTACAAGAGCAAAATGGAAATGCCAGCCGAAGCGCCAGCAGCAGAGCCTATGAAGGAAGAAATGGCCGCTGAACTCAGCGTCATTTCCAAGCTTGAAGCCAAGCTCGACACGATCATCAGCAACTTCGGAGCCGCCCCAGTTAAGGCTTCGGTTGTCGCAGAGGAGAAGGCAGTCGAAAAATTCGACCTCAAAGCAGTCATCACCCAGAAGACCGAGGAACTCGGAAGCCGCACCGAAGCGATCCGCTTTGCAATGCGTAACCACCGCGAAGCCTACATCGAAGCCCGCGACAACAACGAACTCAACTTTTAATCCTACCTAATTTATGGCAACACAAAACGACAACGGTATCCGAAGCTTCGCCTTCGCGTCCGCTATCACAGCGAATACGCTCGTTAATATTTCGGGCGACAACGCGGCGCAAGCCGCATCAACCGGCGCTAATGCTATCGGAGTCGTCCAGAATGACGTCGCCGCTGGTGCTCAAGGCGCTGTCAAACTATTTTTCCCAACCCAATTCGGCATTCTGTCCGCAATCGCAACAGCCGGTAACACGGTTTTCGCAGTTACGAGCGGGCTTGTCGTCGGCACATACGCCAACGCTTCGACCGTGACTCTCGGAGTTGCGATCAACAGCGGCGTTTCCGGTGACGTCATCGAATACGTTCCTAAGTTCAACCAATAATTTAACACTACTATGGCACTCTCATACACAACCATCCGCGCTGATATTGCGCAGGCCGTTTTTGAAGGTCTTTCCAACAAAAACAATTTGTTCATCGGCACAGAAGTTATGCCCGTGTTCTCCTCAGACGTTCGCTCTGGCGCATATCTGAAATTGAACCTCGGCGACTCCGAAGCTCTTAACGATGACGCTCTCAAAATCGCCGCTGGTGCTGGATATCCCCGCACAAGCCGCCGGTTCACAAGCGACTCTTTCGACGCTATCGAATACGGTCTTGAGGAAGTTCTTCCTGATTCTAACCGTCGCGATCTCGATAGATTTTTCGACACCGAAGTGAACATCGCCGGAATGCTCTTGCGCCAGATCCAAGTCAGCCACGAGGCTCGTGTTGCTTCCGCAGCATTCGCCGCCAACGGCCTGACAGCGATCAGCGCCAGCGCAGCATATACTGACGCGAACATCACCAGCTTCGACGTTCCCGGTGATGTGGCTCAAGCCAAGCTCGAACTCGCCAAATACGGCGTTCTTGCGAACACCTTGATCATGTCCATGCCAGTATTCGAGCGCATCCGCCGCTCCGCTAAAGTGCAGAACCAGTTCTTCGGCATTGTTCCTTCCGACCAGAGCCGTCTCCTCAGCGAAGGCGAAGTTGCCGCCGCTGTCGGAGTTGACCGCGTTCTCGTTGGCCGCGCACCTAAAAACACAGCCAAAAAAGGCCAAGTTTATTCGGGTGGATTCATTTGGTCTAACACCTACATGGCACTCGCCAACACGGTTGGTGGTGACTTCTCTGGTGGTGGATTCGGACGCACGATTGTATGGGCCGCCGATAGCCCCGTGCCTTTCGTCTCCGAAACCTATCGTGACGAAGCCCGCCGCGCTGACGTCCTCCGTGTTCGTCAGAACAGCGCCGAGAAAGTCATCGACGGTTCCAGCATCATCCGCATCACGACCGGATACGTGTAAAATTCCCCGCAAGTAGCATCGGAAAAGCCACCTCGAAAGGGGTGGCTTTTTTGTTTTTGTTGACATATACTGCAAGAGTAAACATGAAACAAAAACAGAAGCTAGTCGCAGGCTTAATTTGCGGCAACGAAGAACCGCGCATCGAGCGATGCGTTAAGTCACTTCAGCAGATATGCGACGAGATTGTTGTCGTCCGCGCAATTGGAGCACTCGCACCGGATCGCACGCTCGACATCGCCAGGGAACTTGGCTGTCACGTTGACGAGTATTTCAATTCTCCGCTTGTCGCAGATTGGGAGCATCTCGACAACTTCGGCGAGGCTCGCAACAAAGCGTTCGCCAAGGCTTACGAACTCGCAGGGGAAGACGGTTGGGTTATGTGGGCTGACTGCGACGACATTATCGAGCCGCACATGGTCGCGCCTACGCTCGCCGCTCTTGAGGAATGCCCGCCAGAACAAGATTGGATATTGACCGACTACGTTATTCCAGAACAAGGCAAACGCGCAC